GCTTGCTACGGTAATGATTGCTGGCATCTCTGTCTCCTTTATGTGAGCTGCTGGGCTAGATACGGGAGCGCACCTAGCCCATGATTAGTTTGCTTAGGTTAGGTTAAAGCGACGTAGGCCACCTGCAAAGGTTGCTTGCGCTGCGATGTAACCGTATAGCATGATTTCAATCTCGCCTGTTGTTGGCACGTTTGTTGCCAAAGTTAGAGCTGGAGATTCAAAGATTTCGATTGAACGTGGCTCGATGATGAACGCTGACTCATCGATGCTTGTGCTCACCATGTTTGGATCTACATAGTAATCGAGTCCAAGTACGTTTCCGCGAATTGATGTTGGAGTTGATGATCCGGCATTGTTCATAGGATTTCCAGCATTGTAAATTGGACGTCCTGTTGTATCGGTTGCGCCGAGAAGCGTAGTCCAGATGGAAGTACCTGAAACAAATGACTTAGCAGTGCGCTTTGTTGCAGTGTAAGCAGCTGGTGCTTCTGTTGATACGAATGAAATCAATCCGGCTGAATCAGCAGCAGTTGCAGTTGCCTGTGTTCCACCAGCAGTGATTTGAGCAATTACATAAGCATCAGTTGCCTGAGCATACGCATCGCGAAGATTTTGAAGCATAATTTCATAGAATGATGGATCTGAACGATCTAGCAATTCTACTGAGTAACGCTGGAATCCAGCCTTCTTGATTACTGTCGCATTGACGTAAGCTGAAGTGATTGCAGTTGTTCCTGTTGGATCTCCGCCTTCTGCCACTGTTGCAGCAGTTGAATTTGCAGTGATTTTAGGAATAGACACTGTCATTCCGTAGCTATTAAGTGGACGTGTTCCACCGCAAGCTTCAATGACTGGACGATCTGCGTTTGTGTTAGTTGCTACATCGCGAACGTATGAAACTGGTGAGAACGCTGGATTTGTTGTGAATGAATCGTCAGCTGCTTTTACATATTGACGAGAATCTTCGTTGCCAAGTCCTGCTTTGATTGTGTGCTCAAGGTATGCGCCACCAGTTGTAATTGGTGAACGTGGTGATGTGAAATAGAGCGGACGAGATGCCTCGGCCTGTACGACTTTGGAAGCCTCAACCGTTTCGGCTGGTGCTTCTGTGACGGTTGGAGTTGTTTCCACTTCGTTTTCTCCTTCGGTAGTTTGTTCTTCTGTTTCCACGACGGATTCAGAATTTTCTGGCTCACTAGCTGCGACCGCCACTTTTGCGCTTCTGATGGCTGGCTCTGTTACTAGAGAGACTTCTTTGAGCGCACTTGCGCTAATTACTAGAACGCCATCGACGTTCTTATACTTTTCAGCTAGAACGCCGACACTAAAGCCGTCGCGTAATCCAGTGAATGCTTCTTCTAAAGCATCAGATCCGGCAGTTGTTTTGCCGATAGAAAATGTTGCATAAATGCCTTCTTCATCTTCGTCGTAGCTCTTCAAGAATCCGATTGGAGATTCACGGCGATGCTCAAGTAATAATTTTGTAGTATCGCTAAAAGTAATTGAGCCAGGCTTGAACATAGTTGAGCCGGCTGATGTAGATCCTTCTTCATTCCATGTGACGATGCGTCCAGAGATTTCGCGCTTTGGAAAGTCAGTCGCCGTGACCTTGATTGAAAAGTCAAGATTCATCGGAGTTGGCTTTGATTCTTTCATCGGATCATTTCCTCTTCTAGTCGGATTTCATCGGAAGTAAGAGCTCCGATGTCGTAGAGAATCTTGTAAACGTCTGCGCGCTCTTTCGCTGATCCACGCAAGTAATCGTCTAAATCGAATTTGACTTCTTGTGATGCTGGAACAAAATCATTAGCCATTCCAGTCATTGAAAGACGCTCTTCAATGGCACACATAATCGGACGAAGTGAGAAGTCCAGCAAAGATTGACGCGCAAGTGTTGCGTTTGTGTACGTCATACTAGATCCGGATTCTGCATCGACGTAGTAAGCCGGAATGCCCGTGACTCTTGCGAGCTCGGTTGAAACGTACGAACGGGCTTGATTGAGCTGCAATTTCTCTGGGTCGAATCCTAAAGTCTGCAATTCGACGTCAGCATTCAAAAATGCAGTTGAGCGATTGCGACGTGACTGCCCCCAAGATTCGAGAAGCTTTGCGATGCGATCTGCTGGAAGAGCAGTGCCATTAGATTTCAAGACCATCGTTGGAACTGGCTCGCGTGCGTACATAGTTGCAGCGCGTTCTAACTCTGCACCAGCTTTGATTGTGCGACCGGCACGATTGAGAATGCCCTCATCTACGCCGTAAAAGACTGCAAGACTTCCAACGCCTTCGTATGGAACTGGAATCGAATCGACGCAGTAATACTCAATCTCTGTTCCCATGTCATTAGTTTTAATTGTGACGCGAGTAGGATCAATGCGTTCTGCACTGCGAATGCGATATGTGTCGGCGTAAATTTCCAAGATACGCATGTAGCCGTATCCGTATAACAATAAATCTTCCGCAAGCCAGGCATAGGTTGCGAATCCTGGAACGCGTGGATCTGGCTGATTGATAACCTTTGGAGGAGATTCAACGCGAGCGCCATCTGCGCGAGTGCGAACCTTTAGTGGAATCGATGCAACGCTTGACGAAATAATGTTTCGAGCTCTGGCACACGTTGGCACTGACATAAATTCAACGCGAGACGCAGTGATTCCGGCGACGCCGTAGATATTGTAAAGCGAGCTAGTGACATTTACTGGAGCCAGCGATGCTTCAATGTCAGAAGTGGCAGCCGGAGCTGCGGTCGTTACTGTGCGCGAGAATAGACCCATGTGGATAAGTCTAAAGGCTCGCTATACATCTAACCGACCATGATGTCCATCTCCATCTCTGGGCGTGTCGCAAAGTGTGTGGCGAGCGCACTGGCCACGGCTGCGCAGACCGCGACACTTGACGCTCTTCTTCCTATGATCCAGCCGCCATCGCCCATTGGTAATCGAACAGCCGATAGTATCTGCTTGGATAATTCTGCCTGTTTTCCGTGAATGAGCCTCTTTGACGTAATCGATCCGAGAAGCTCGTCGCAACTTTGTCCATACAGAGCTCCGTCAATGTCAATTACAGGAATTCCGGCTGGCGCAAGTCGCGCAGCTACGGCAGAGCTTGTTCTCTTGCTAAAAGCCACATATTCAAGCGGATATTTTCTTGCATAGGGAGCGATGTCATTGGCAATAGCTTTATCGTCTAAGGAAATCGGATTGTGCCAGGTATGCAGAAGCTTGATGTTGAAAGTGTCGTCCGCATTCTTTTGAGCAGCTACTAAAGCTCCATCTCTACGATCTGGCGATAGATCAAGGCCGAACCACGTCATTTTCTCAACGTCAAGATGAATCTCATCAGATCCACACTCTTCCCATTCCTTCACAGGAATCGCTCCGGAGATTGTATTGACCCATCGGCACAACACCTCCGTCTGGACTACATCTGGCGGATCATTGAGAACGGCGCGGATATTATCTTCGTGGATTGTGTGACCAAGCGCCGGATTGCTGGCGACCCAATTCTTTTCATCTTCAATCTTGTCCGAAAATGCCGACCATTCGAAATAGGCGATATCGTCGTTCCCACCAGCAGCCGATGCCATACCGCGCTCGCGTAGCTGATTGAGAATCAAGGAATGTTGATCTCCGGCATTCGAAAACGTCCAGAGCTGCGGATTTTTAGCGGCCATCATCGTATATCTCATAGCTGACCAGGCTTCGGTGTCTTTGAGCTGACGCGTTTCGTCCATGTACACGGTCTCCGGCTTAGCGAATCCACGAGCTGCGGCATTAGCTGCCTTGACCACGTAGCGAGCGCCGGACATCAGCTCAATCTCCTCGGATCCGTGAGCCCATCGAATCTTCTTGACTTGTTTAGCTAGAGATTCGTTGCTCTCGATAATGCTGACCACGTGCCGGAAAGTCTCAAGCGATGTTGTCAGAACGTGCGCTGATCCAAGCTGGAGCGATTCTTGCCATAGGAAAAGACGAGCCAGAATTGACATCTCCATAATCGTGGATTTGCCATTCTGACGAGCTGCGACGACCACGACCAAAGGCGCGTGCCAGCGTCCGTCCGGCTTGACCTTGAGCGCGTGCTCGAATACGAACTTCTGCCATGGCATTAGATCAATGCCAATCTGAGAGGCGAAGTCGATGATTTCCAAGCCCTTAGACGGTAAATCGTTGAGCCTAGAGCATATTCTAGGCGTTCCTGAGCCAATTAGGCGCTTAGGTTCGGTACTGATTCCCTGTTCGACCCTGTTCGAGTCTGTAACGACCTGCAACGCCCGATTCTGCCCTGTTGTGGCCTTAGTCATGGCTTGTGCTCTCTTGTGTTGGTGAAAACGGAAAAG